TTACCGGTAATACATCAATGTATAATGGTTCAGTTAGATTATTTTGGACGGCACCAAATTATGGGTATTTTGATAATTCTAAAGTAGTAAAACCTTTACCTACAAAATATTTAAAAGAAGTTTGGTCAGGACAAACACCACAAGAAAATTTCTCTATTAATGGGAAAAATATTAATTATACCGATATTAGTGAAATGTTTTCTATTTTTGGTAAAGACACATTAGATGAATTTGAAAAAGAATTTTTAAATTTTACTAAATCAACGTATGAATATGTTGATGAAGATAATGGTGATAAAATTAATTCTCAAAAAACATTCAAAAATTTTCAAGAGTTGATGAGGAGTTTAATGAAAATTACTAACAATAGTGTTAGTAATACATTATCTGTTGAGGATATGCAATCAAAACAATTAACAAATATTTCTAACACAATTAGTCAATTTTTAAATTATGATATATACTTTAAAAAGGGAAACCCGTCTAATTTTGATAGAAGATTATTCTATACGTTTTCAACAAAGCGTACCGCTTTACGACCTGAACCAGTAGTTAGCCCTTACACTTGGGATTATTATAATTATGTAACACCAAATTCTTTACCTAGTACCAACCCTAATTCTCCATCATTGATTACATCTAAATTTTTAAAACCAAATGAGTGGAAAGCGTTAGAAACTTACGTTGGTTTTTCCAATATACCTGAATTGGTTTATAAAGATAATGGGTCTTACATTACCGACTTCTTTATTGATTGTAATGTTGCGTTTGACGTTGAAAACATTACAAACTTATATCCTATTATTAAAATTTATGCGACTCAAAAATTAAAAGATAATACTTTGAATTATGATAAGTTTGTTATATTGATGAATGAGTATTTAACTACATTGGATAGTTTTAACAATAAAATTTTGGATAGCGCGATGATTAAAATTAGAGCACTATTACCTAAGATTAGTGAAACACCTAAACCACCAAAAGAATCTGTTTTAGAGAGTACTCAAAGTAAATTGGAGTTATGGGAATCATTTAAAGCGACAAATGATAAATGGATTGCCGGTAACGATTTTAAAACTAAAACTTTATTTGAAGATATTTTATTATTGGATAGAGCAAGTAGAAATATTGGTGAAAAAGTATTGGTTGATATTATAAAATTAAAAAATACTTTAACAAATATTAATGTTGCTAAGAGTATGTTAGTATTTGTTAATGATATTTTGACAACAAATAATTTTGTTGTAATGAACATACCTTCATATGTGAATTTTTATAATGTACAGGACGCGGTTAAAAATCCAAAACCAAAACCCGATGGTACTTTGGAATTTGCTAATATAATGTTTGGTACCTTTATGAATGTTGATTATAGAAATTCATCGGCAAAAATGGTTTGTTTTTATGCTGGTAAACCAAGTCAACACGTTGCAATTAATAATGTGGATTATAGATTTAAAGACGATGCTTTTGATTTAAGACGTGCTAGTGATAATCCATTAAATGAGAACCAAATTGATAAGAATGATTGGGATAAATCAAATAAGGTTGTTGGGTTTAATGTTGAATTTGGGTCTCAAAATCAATCAATATTCAAAGGGTTTAACGTATCACAAAACCCGGGACTACCAACGGCAGAATCATTACAGATTATAAACCAAATGGCTAATCAATCAGGGAATAGAGGGGGGTCAACTCAAAATATGTCATTATATAATTTGTACAAAAATAGAAGTTATGCTTGTCAGGTATTTATGATGGGTAATGCTATGATACAACCAACTATGTATTTTAATTTAAGACACGTTCCGATGTTTAGTGGTCCATATATGATACAAAAAGTTAATCACACAATAACACCCGGTAATTTTGAAACCACTTTTGAAGGTATCAGACAACCAACCGCATCTTTACCTTTAGTTGAAAATTATATCCAATCATTAAAAACGTCGTTATTACAAACTATAATTGAGACAAATAATAAAAAAAGGACCGAAGACGCTAAGGCAAAATCAACGGGTTCAAAAGATAATGTTGTGGGTCAAAAAGATAATATAGTCAAAGATAACACTGAAAAAGGTGTTACTAAACCTGTAAATACTCAAGAATGTTCACCTGTAATTTCTAAATATGATAGATTTACACCCGAAAAATCAATAGAAACCACGGCAACATATAAAGAAGTTATTGAGTTAATATCATCAAAAACAACGGACCAAAAAATTAGATATTCTGTTTTTGGTAAAATGTATTTGAATAGTAATAATGCTGGATATAATTTAATTACTCAATCTAATAATTATAGTGGTACGGATTTATTTGGTGATTGGGGCGCGTCAGTTAAAGAATATTTCACAAAAGAACAATATTATTGCGGTGGTGGTAGTAGTAATACTAAACCTTATGTTATGTTTGAAAATTTAAGTCAAAATATTGATTTTTTAATTAGTAGGTTTGGGGGTAGAGTTTCACAAATTAATAATTTAACTTCATCTGAGATAACTAAATTTATTATCTTATATTCTAACGCATCTAAATCGGATAATAATGTATATACTACTATGAATCCAACAGATATAACAAACATGGAATCTAAAGTGATTGATTCTATACGATTATACAATCAAATTAGTGGGGATTTTAATTATGTGGTCTAAGAACGAATAAAATAACATTTACAAATAAAGAGATATTTATATATAAAAAAGATTATGGATACAAAATCATTATTAGAAAATTACTTAGGTAAAAAAACCCGTACTACTGAGAAAGATATGGGTAATGGTTCGAAACAAGTTTGTGACTTGGATTCGGGAGATTGTTATACAATTAGAATGAAAGATGGTCTAATTGAAAGAGTTGACAACACAATGAACCAAAATAGAAAAATACAGGTTGAAACAACAACCGGTGTAAAACAATTATTAAACGGATAATATGAAAAAAATAGACAATAGAATTTTAGAAGAAATTGCTAGATATAACTCAATCAATAATTATATTGTTGAACAAGACGCAACATTACCCCCACCTCCGGGAGAAGACCCAAACGCTCTACCACCTGATGGAGGCGCTATGGCACCGGCAGACCCAAATATTACTCCACCGGCTCCGGCAGCACCAGCTGGACCTCAACCCGTTGATTTAGAAAACGACCCTGATGTGGAAAAAGTTGGTGAAAGTGACTCAACAGGTAAAACTGAAGAAATGGATATTACTGATTTAGTAAAATCTCAAAAAAATGTAGAACAAAAACAAGAAGAATATTTTAATAATTTATTTCAACATTTAGATAATTTAGAAAATAGATTAGGTGAAATGGACGGTATTATGTCTAAATTAAATAATTTAGAAACGAAGATTGAAAAATATAGAGAAAAAACACCTCAAGAAAAATTAGAACTTAGAAGTTTGGATTCAGGGCCATTCAATCAAAAATTAAGTCAATTCTTTAATGATAAAGAAGATGATATGGAAAAATCGGGAAAAAATGAATATATTTTAACTCAAGATGAAGTTGAAGACTATTCACCAATTGAAATTAAGAAAACATTTAGAAATTTTGGAGATGAAGGAAAACCAACATCATTCCAACAATTAAGATAAGTAAAACGGACTAAAAAAGTCCGTTTTATTTTCACAAAACAATTTGACAAACCCACGGCTGACACTTATACTTTTATAAACCTTTAAATATTTTAAACACTATGGCGACAAATTCATTAGACGCAGTTTTGGCTCAATATGAGCAAGCAAAACAAGGTAGTACTTCTTCTACCTCAAAATTTACACAAGAAGAAAGAATGAAAAAATACTTCGCGGCAATCCTTCAAGATAAGGAAACTCAAGGCCAAAGAAGATTAAGAATCTTACCAACAAATGATGGTTCTTCACCATTCAAAGTGGTATATTATCACGAGATTCAAGTAGATGGAAAATTCCAAAAATTTTATGACCCGGGAAAAAACGACAATGAGCGTTCTCCTTTAACTGAGGTATACGAAGAACTTCGTTCAACAGGAAAAGAGGAAGATAAAAAATTGGCGTCAAATTATTTGGCTCGTAAATTTTACATCGTTAAAGTTATCGATAGAGATAATGAAGAAGATGGTGTTAAATTTTGGAGATTCAAATCTAATTACAAAAATGAAGGTATCTATGATAAAATCATCCCTATCTACAGAAACAAAGGAGATATTGCTGACCCTGAAACAGGAAGAGACCTTATCTTGGAATTAACTAAAGCTAAAACCCCAAAAGGAGCGGTTTATACAGTAATTCAAACAGTTATGTATGATGATGCGGCTCCGATTCACGAAGACACAAAACTCGCTCAAAGTTGGATTAACGATGAATTAACTTGGGAAGATGTTTATTCTAAAAAACCGGTTGAGTACTTAGAGGCCATTGCAAGGGGTGAAACTCCAAAATGGAACTCTGATAAAGGTGGTTACGATTATGGTAACTCTGATGAAAGTGAAACTTCATTTGGTGGTTCTAAACCATCGGCTCCGATTGACCCACAAGCGAATGATGAAGAGGATTCAGATATGCCATTCTAATCAAAAAAAACTTGGACATATAACTTGGACACTAGGACTATCTTAGTGTCCAACTTGTCTAAAAAACTAACAAAAATTAAATCAACTTGGACATATGGCGATTAAAAAAAAGACATTCTCGTTAGAGGATATAAAGGGTAAATTCTCTACAAAAACAAAATACAAACCTGAAAGTTTTTATAACTGCGGTGACGCTTTTATGGATGCTTGTGGATTACCCGGACCTGTAATGGGGGGTATTAATATGATGTTAGGGCATAGTAATGCTGGAAAGACAACAGCGTTGATATTAGCGGCAGCAGATGCTCAAAGAAAAGGCCACTTACCGGTGTTTATTATAACAGAAAAAAAATGGAGTTTTGAACATAGTATTGAATTGGGATTACAAGCAGAACAAAATGAAGATGGTACTTGGGACGGTCAATTTATTTTTAATGATAGTTTTGATTATATAGAACAATTAACTGATTATATAAATGAGTTATTGGATGCTCAAGAAAAAGGTGATGTACCTTATAATTTGGCATTTTTTATTGATTCAATAGGTTCTATTCCTTGTAAACAAACTTTTGATGGCGCAGGAGGCACAATGCACGACGCTAGAGTTTTGGCGGATAAGATTGGTAGAGGGATTCATTCAAGAATATCAAAATCAAAAAAAGAAGATTATCCATATATAAATACTATGACGGTAATTGTACAACCTTGGGTTCAACTTCCTGATTCACCTTTTGGGCAAGCAACAATACAACCAAAGGGTGGTCAGGCTTTATATTTAGCTTCATCTTTGGTTTTCTTATTTGGAAATCAAAAAAGTTCAGGGGTTAGTCACATAACCGCAACTAAAAATGGAAGAACTATATCATATGCTGTTAGAACAAAAGTTTCGATTTTAAAAAATCACGTAACAGGAATCGCATTCAAGGATGGTAAAATAATTGCGGTACCTCAGGGATACATTGCGGACACAAAAGAAGCTTTAGATAAATATAAAAAAGAATATTCAAGTTATTGGAATGCGGTTCTTAGTGGAACTGGTGAAATTACTTTGGATGAAACGGAGGAGGAAGATTTTAATTAAAAAAAAATTGATACTATTACTACTTTTAAGTATTTTTAAGATATTTATATAATATGGGAAGACATAAGATTGATGAAGATAAAAAAAAGGTAAAGGTTTCGGTTGCGATTGACCCCGAATTACCACAATACTTTAAGGATAAATCTATAAATTTATCTTCCCTTGTTAATAAATTATTAAAAGATTATATTAAAAATGGAAACTAAAGTTTGTGGTATCTGTAAAAACGATAAAGGTGTTTGTGAGTTTGGTAAGTCTAAGAGTTCAAAAGATGGATTGTTGTATTGTTGTAAAAAATGTAATGGTGAGCGTGGTAAGAAATATGTAAAAGAAAACCCTAAAAAAGTTTTAGAACAACAAAAAAAATGGAGGGACAAGAATCCTGAATCGGTTTATAATCGTCACAAAAAATGGAGAGAAGAAAATCCGGAAAAAGTTAAAGAAATAAAGAAAAATTGGTTAGATAAAAATCCGGAAAAAAGAAAAGAGTATCGGGAGAATTATAAACTAAGAAAACACGAACGAAGAAAAGAACGAAGAGATAATGACCCTCTTTTTAATTTAACCAATAGATTGAGATGTAGATTGTGGAAATACTTAAAAATTCTTAACATAACCAAAAAAAATAAAACTTTCGATATTGTAGGGTGTTCATCGGAATTTTTAAAAGAACATTTAGAAACCCAATTTACTGATGGTATGAGTTGGGACAACAGGAGTGAGTGGCATATTGACCACATCATTCCACTATCATCGGCAAAAACAGAAGACGAACTTTATAAGTTATGTCATTATGAAAATCTCCAACCCTTGTGGGCTGAGGATAATTTGAAAAAGAGTAACAAAATTTTATAGTAACGAATACAAACAAAACAAATGACTAAAACACTATTAGTGGATGGAAACAATCTACTTAAGATTGGGTTTTGCGGGGTTAAAGACTTTTACCACAACGGAAAACACATAGGAGGATTATGGCATTTTATCAATACAATTAGACGTTTTATAGACGAACAAAATTTTGATAAGGTTGTTGTTATGTGGGATGGAGATAATAATTCATCCGCCCGAAAACTTATTTACCCTCAATATAAAGAAAAACGACGTATAACCGAAGATTTCAAAGATGAATCTTTTGAAGAACAGAAAGAGAGAATCAAACAATACTTGGAGGAATGTTATATAAGACAAATCAACGTAGATAATAACGAAGGCGACGATTTGATTGCTTACTACTGCCAAATCTCGGAAAACGAACAAAAGACTATCTATTCGGGAGATAAAGACCTTACTCAATTAATTTCTGATAAGGTGTCGGTGTATTATCCAAGAACTAAAGAGACTTATCATTTAGGAAGTAAAATCAAATGTGATTTTTACGAATTCCCCCATGAAAATATTAGAACTTATAAGATATTATCCGGTGATAAATCGGATAATATTGATGGTATATCAGGATTGGGAGAGAAAACTTTAATAAAGTTTTTTCCTGAGCTACTTGAAAAACCGGTTTCTGTTACCGATATTTTAGAAAAGGCTGAAACTTTACTAAAGGAGAATAAGGATAATAAGACACTACAAAATTTATTATCCGGTAAAATTAAAAGTGGAATTTATGGTGATGAATTTTTTGTGATAAATGAAAAAATTATAAATTTATCAAATCCATTAATTACTGATGATGCTAAAGAACTTGTTGAATTATATTATAAAGAAACTTTAGACCCTGAAGGTAGGGGTCACAGAGGACTTATTAAGATGATGATGGAAGATGGGTTTTTTAAATATCTACCAAAGGGGGATGATGCTTGGGTGAATTTTGTTAGACCCTTTCTAAAACTAACAAGAAAAGAAAAAAGAAATTACAAAAACAATTAATTAAAAATTATGAAAGACCAAGATTCAGTAAAATTAGAATTCTTAATGATGGTAAACGATAACATTATCGTTCAAAGATTTTTCAACGTGAGAGAGTTTAATAGTGAGGCAAAAAACTCATTAGAACTTTATGAGTTATTGAAAGAGTTTAAGGATGATATTGTAAAACAATTATCATTAAAAACCGTAACGTATATGACGGATAATATGTACGAAATTATTAACAATCCGGCTATTCTGGAAACTTCTAATACTGACGGTCCGGAGTACTTTAATATCTTCATCAAACAAAATGATATGACAATTTGTCATAGACAGGTGGACGCTAAAGTATACCCCCCAAAGATAAGATATACTGTGGATGTACGCCCACACCTAAAAAATTTGTTGATGAACTTGACTGACATCTTTTCATCTAAAGATTTAACAAAAAAATATATGGATGTTACCTTAAGTGTGTAGTATTTATTATTACACTAAAAGAAAAAATATATGGCGTCAAACAAAAATTTCGAGTATCTAGGTAGTACCTTTCAGATACAATTATTAAACCAAATCATTATCGACAAAGACTTTTCACGGTCAATTATAGATGTGATTGAAACAAGTTATTTTGAGAATAAATACTTCAAATTAATCATCCAAATGATTAAAGAGTATTATACAAAATACGAACACACACCAACCTTTGACACATTAGAACAAATTACAAAATCTGAGATACAACAACCTCTAGCGGCAAAAATCATTATTGATACCCTTACAAAAGTTAAGGATTCTACTCTTGAGGGGGCTGAATTTGTACAAGAAAAATCAATGAAGTTCTGTAAACAACAGGAGTTACAGAAAGTAATGGTTAAAGCTCAAAAAATCATCGATACCGGTGAATTTGAGAGTTACGACACATTAGAAGAGATGGTGAGTAAAGCTCTTCAGGTTGGGGAACACGATAAGGGAACGGAAAGTGTTTTCAGTAACTTAGACGATGTTCTAAACGAAGATTATCGTCATCCAATACCGATGGGTATTCCGGGGATAGATAGACTCTTAAAAGGGGGGTTGGCAAAAGGTGAAATCGGTGTTATTTTAGCACCAACAGGTGTAGGTAAATCAACTTTACTTACAAAAATTGCAAATCACGCATTTAATTTGGGATATAATGTTTTACAAATTTTCTTTGAGGATAACCCAAAGATTATTCAACGTAAACACATTACCTTATGGACAAAAATCCATCCGGATGATTTGTCTTTAAGAAAAGATGAAGTAATGATTAAAG